TAGACTTATTGATGAGTCAAGATAAAAAGGAGCTATTAATATCTATTGATAATCTAGTTTCTGCTAAGAATGAAAATAAAAGATTGGAGTTTGTTAGAAAGTATGGGAAAAATTCAATTTATTTAAATTATATACCATTTGTAAGAATAGAACAGTTTAGGTCAGAAGATTTTATATATCATTGTCCTAAAATTGAATGGGTTAGTTCACAAAATAAATATATTTTAGACCATATTCAATTTTCAGCAGATAGTTATTTTGATATTACTATTGGATACGGCGTTATTATGGCGGATTTTAGGAGGTTATTTCAGTGAAAAATTATGGCATGGCAATGAATTACAAACATTTTTCATTGCCTAATTTACAACGTAAAATGATAGCCTCAGAAATTCCTGTTAAATATTTAAGATATAAAAGATCTTATAAACGTACATTACATAGTGCTATATTTACTTCAAGATTGCCTGTAGATAGAAACTGTTTACTTTTCATAGAGCCACAATCAAAATTTTTTCATAGAGAATTAAGAGATGGTGAAACAGGTATTGGGGCATCGGGAATAATTATTTATCCTGATGAAAGTTTTGCTAGAAGTAGATACAAAACTGATCCCGGTAGATATATCCCCTTGTCTCCTGATTGGGATTATGCACTTAATACCAAGTGTTATAGTGACTATAATCCTACTTATCATCTAGAATTTGGTTTTCATTTATTTGAATTTGTAGATAATACTTTAGATAATGCAAATTATGGCATAAAAGTTTTTAAAGAAGTATTACTAAATAATAAAGTATATAAACCATTAGAAGCCATAAAATGTGGAAATATGTTTGATAATAATTTTGAAAGGCATAGTAATATTTATAAAGATAGACGGGTTGCTTGTCTTATGCCTCCGACAATATATCATCATGATGAAAAATCAAATAGGTCTATAATCACACCTTTAATTATTGATAGTGGTTCGGGTACTAAATTTAGTACCATAGTATCAAATGATCGAGACAAGAAAAGACTATACTATATGCCATCTCATAGGAAAATACAAAGTGGCGAAATATATTTAGATATAATAGACGTTTCACATTTACCCTCTTTTGATGAAATCCCGAATAAATGAAATAAGGAAAATTAAAATGCAAGTATTTTTATTTGATCAAAAATTAATTTCAGCGATTAATCGTAAAGAGGAAATCACAGACGAAACCTGCCTTATCACAGAGCAGGAGCGCGAAAAAATCCAAGAAACACTCGATACTCAAGGTCACTTTTGGCGTATAGATAAATATACCGTTGGGTGTAGTGGCGTCAAACCAAGCGAAAACCACAAGTGGAATGACGAAAAACACGATTGGGAAATTGATTCGGATTTAATCCAACAAAACCTCGTCAAGAAACGGGCTGAATTATGGGAAACTATTAAGGCACGCCGATTACAAGCGACGAGAACAGGTGTGGAAGTCTCTTTACCAAATGGTCAAGTTAGACATTTTCATACTGACCCAGTGGCACGCCAAGAATATGACGGTATGGGGCTTACGATTGTGTTAGGCACTTTTGAGCCGAGACAATGGAAAACAATCGAAAATGATTGGGTACAATTTGATTTAGATACATTTAAAGCATTGGCGCAAGCAATCAAGGGCAAAGTAGATCACGATTACCGAAACGCTGAAGTATTAAAAGTACAAGTTGATAAATCAGATACGCCTGAAAATATCGACCTTAACCATGGATGGAGTCAATCTTATGTCTAAAGTGGTGATTGCTTTTTATAAGCATAAACGAGAGCGGAATAGTGTTAAAAATACATTATTCCGCTTTTTTGATGATGCTATAAAATTTTTTACGCATGGTCCATACAGTCATTGCGAGATAGCAATATCTAACCCTCAGCCATCTAAGATGTACACTTGTTTTAGCGCAAGTAATCGAGATGGAGGAGTGCGTAAAAAAATAATGGAGCTACCTCCAGAACGATGGGATTTGGTTGAACTAGAAATCTCACTAGAGGAAGTAATAGCATTTTTTGAAAAGACAAAAGGCTTGAAATATGACCTTATTGGCGCTCTAGGTGTTGTCTTGCGTATTAGAGACAGCAAGACAAAGTATTTTTGTTCAGAATGGTGTGCAGAATGCCTTGGAATAGACAAGCCTTACAGGTTTAGCCCAAATTCGCTTTATAAACATTTAACCAATAGCCATGGATAAAACCATGGCTTTTTTATTAATAAATAGGAGTTTTTATGACGACATTTAACAAAATCTTAAACCCAATGTATTCAGTCATTGCCGCATACTCTAAACAAGAGGATGACTCAATTAATGCTAAATATGTACTTGGTACTGGTACCGACAATGATGGGACTGTAACAGACTTTACTCCGATCATCTCAGAATATAAATGGATTGATCCAAGCGCAGCAAAAAGCATTTTTGGACAACCACTAACTCAAGATGATATTGGCAAAACAACGGAGCAAATCGATTTAGATCGCATCTATGCTTACTTAAAAGAGCAAGGACAAATTGTTATCTAATCATCTAATTATTACAGATACCGCCTACGGGCGGTTTTTTATTGGAGGAGAAATGGAAACAATCGATTTGGAAATGATTCGTGGAGACGACGAACGATTTAGGGAGGATAAGAATGGATGAGATTATTTTTGAGTGGATTCGTGGCGATGACGAAGTGGAAACCTTAGTTTTTACTGAAGAAAATGGAGAGTCTTTGGATTTTACTGGCTGCCATTTTGATTGCGATATTGAGCCTTTAAATAAGAAGGGGGATAGGATTCGCTTATCGACCGACAACCAAGGCATTATTATCAATGGAAATGAAGTGAGCCTCATTATCGCACATGAACAAACGTAAAATGTGACGTGGAAAGAGGCAAGATTTGACCTGCAACAAACCACGCCAGACGGAAAAATTAAAACGTGGTGTGGTGGAGAAGTGCAGTTACACCACGATATTACGCGGAGAGTATGATGCAAACTATCCAAGTAAAACCCAAACAAACTGTGCAAATTAAGGTGAAGCCTTGTGTAAAACTGGCAAGCCTTGCACTGTTTGATAAAGCACTTTTAACAATTTACAACCAAGCTAAAGAGGACTACAAACATGGAAAAATTAGAAATTAACCAACAAGACCAAGGTTTTGCGTATCAAGTTGGCAAAGATATTACTCAATTACAAGAGACGGTGGCAGCCTTACAAGCCGCGGCTACCGCTCAACAGGGTAAAACTCAATGGGTGCAGAAAGTGACAGCTAAACCAGGTACGGTTTTTGGAGGGATGACACAAATCAAAGTCCATCCTAACCTGGTCAACAAAATTTGTGCTGTTAAGTTAGGGGATTATTCGCCGACGTTCGAACAGTTGGGCGAATACTTCGAAACACAAAAAAACGAAGATTCTTTTCCTATCTATTTTATTGCCCTTGCAGACCAACATGAGCATGTGGATTTTGAGACTGAGGTGGAGTGATAAATGTGACGGCGGGTAATTCCGCTGTTTCTTATATCTAATTTAAACGCCCTTTAATGATGATTTAAAGGGCGTTTTTTATCTAGGTTTAATCTGTGATTTATGCAAAAAATTTTGCGAACTTATGCACGCATTATTCTTTCCAAGAAATTTAATACTCAGGGAATAGAACAGTCCGCGGATCATTCACGGATCATTTTAAGTTATTATTTAGTTATATCGCCGTTAGTGAATTCCCTATAAGGTATTGTTTTTATTGGCGTTGTTATGGCAAGGTTATTTAAAATTTGGGCTGGGGTCATCTGAATTGATGCGATTCAAGCCTTATTTTATAAGGGTTCTTTAAAATTCAAAGTTAAAATATACTCCTAAATCTACTCCTAAAATCCAAAGTACTCCCTAAATTCTATTCATTTTTGCAAATAACTATTCATAACCGTTTGAGATTCTAAGTTTCAATCTATGGTTTTTCAAGTTAGGGTAATGATAGGGCGGTTATCTGTAAAAAATAAAAATTTTCGCGGGAGATTTTTTTTGTGAAGTTTAATCACTTATTCACTTCTAGCGGTTATTTTTTACTTTAAGTATTTGATTATAAAAACAAAAAGACAAGTGATTAACAAGTGATACACAAGTGATAAAGTGATTTATCACTTTTTTTGCCATTAAATCACTTCTGGCCACCAGCAAAAAAGAAAAATGCGATCTATTTGACCAATTTTCTAATTCACAAAAGGAAGGGATAAAGCATCTTGTTTCTGCTGCTTGTCGTGCAATGATGAGTGATGATTATCGCTAGTAGCTAGAGATTAAAAGGTACTCCTAAGAGTATGCCCCTTTCCACGGGGTTTCGGGCGCGCGGTTTTCGGCTAATTTTTAGGTTTCTAGGCATCATCATCTTTCATCTAAAATATTAATTTTGCGGTTGTAAAAATTGATTTGAATGTACGGTTTTGACAGGTAAGCCCATAGCGT